GGGCAAGAGGATGTTGTTGAAAACATAATGGAATTAGCAATCACAACGCTAAACAACGAACTGAACCTGAATGTACCCCTTGGTATAGAAGCACAGTTCGGAAGGTCGTATGCAGAGATACACTAAAATATTTTTGTATCTTATGTATAAAGTTGTCAAAAAAGTACATATATATAATTACCAGAGTCTAGAAAGGACACTCGAATGGCTAGATATACAATGGATATGGTTCTTGAATATGCGAAAGTATTCCCTGAGAATGCAGATATGGGTGACCCTGATGGTCCTCGTGCTGCACAGGCTATCTTTCAGAAAGGTGGTCAGTACGCTGTGAATGCTTACTTCACCAGTGAAAGTCAAATTCAAGAGCTTTTATCAGATGGGCTTGACCCAAAACCTATGAACAATGACCGTATTCTTGAGAGTACCTCAGATTATGGTATCGGTAAGTTCATGCGTCTGAAGCGACCATTCGCTGACGACATTCGTGAGGATTGGACTGATCCTGTGACGAAAGAAAAGGGCGTTAACCTTGGTGGCGCACCAAAGGTTGTAGACCTAACTCAGGGGCGTGATAATCGCCGCCTATGGAGCTTTGAGAAAGACGGTGCTTTAGGCAACGGAACAAAGGCCAAGGTTCAGTTTGAAACCTACTCAAACGGTGCTGGTATTCGCTTGTTGAATATTGGTATTACAGAACACGTATCTTATGAGACAGAAGCATCTGTGTCAGAGGACGATGAACTATTCATGGTGGGATAAATGAAAGTTAAAATCATTGCTGAATCAGATTCTCAAGACGATGGCTTCACAGGAAAAACAACTATGGAACGTGAAGACGTAGAAGACCTACAGGACATGCTGTGGTTATTTAGTGAGTTCTTTCAGGCTTCAGGGTTTACTTATGTAAAAGCTGTAGCTGTAGAGAAAGATGATGGTACTCTGGTCTGGAGTGATTTCTAATGCCCAAAGGCAAAGTGCTGATTGACGGTGACATTGTTGCATATAGAGCAGCCTTTGCCACTAACGATGGTTCCCCAAGGGATGCTACAAATAAGTGTTCAGAGCTTATGTCAAACATCCTTGAGGCAACTCTTGAATGGCCCTTCCCTGATAAAAGTGAGTACAAAACATTTCTAACAGGGCAGGGCAACTTCAGATATGATATTGCAAAGTCCTACCCCTACAAAGGGAATAGGTCAAAACGAGACAAACCAATTCACTTAAGTCACGTTAGGAATTTCATGGTTGAGAAGTATGATGCAATCGTTAGTGAGGATGAAGAGGCAGATGATCTTATTGCCAAGGAAGCAACGATATTAGGTAATGATACCATTGTTGCATCCATTGATAAAGACATGCTTCAAATTCCATGTTGGCATTTCAACTTTAACACAGGTGCATGGAACAAGGTTGATGATTGGTTTGGACTAAAGTTTTTCTATTCTCAAATCTTATCTGGTGATAGTGCTGACAACATTATTGGTCTTTGGCAAGTAGGTAAAAAGACTGCAGATAAGATGCTGCATAAATGCAAAACGGAAAAAGAGTTGTGGGAAACTTGCGTCAAAGCATATGACGGTGATGTTGATCGTGTAATAGAAAACGCTAGACTACTTTGGTTAAGACGGAAGGATGGAGAAATATGGGAACCGCCAGTGCCAGTAAAGCCAAAGGCAGACTAGGGCAACAGGAAATCAGGGACGCTATCCTCAAGGCGTTCCCTCGACTAGAGCCTGATGATGTTAGATCAACTGCTATGGGGCAATCTGGTGAAGATATTCAGTTATCCCCAAAAGCAAGAAAACTCCTACCGTTGTCGATAGAAGTTAAGAGAAGGAAGAACCTACAGACAGTCTACGATTGGATGGCACAAGCAAAGCAGGGCAGCTATGAACCAGTGGTATTCTTTAGAGGCGACAGAAAAGATTGGGTTGTAATGGTAGAACTTGATCACTATATGGAGCTTATAAAGAAATGGAGAAAATAGTGTATAAAGTTCACGCTGTGTTAGACGGTCCAATGGAAGACCCAGATGGAAATATATGGTTGCACTGTAAGATACAGGACGAAAACGACGAGGTGTTCACTGATGATATACCCTTCGAGAATGTATCAGCAGCCTATGAGTTTAAGAAAAGATTAAGTATGCCAACCCTAGAGCCTGTACAGTTAGAGTTCTATGTTAGTTCAAGAAAGCTACACTGATGGGCAAGCGAAGCAGTTTTGAGAGGAAACCAAGAGACTACTACCCTACACCGATAGAAGCTGTGGAGCCACTGATACCTCACTTACCCTATAGCTTCAATTATGTAGAACCCTGTGCAGGTGATGGTAGGTTAATAGACCATATACATCTTTTAACAAGTGGTGCAGGTGTTTGTCATGGTGCTATAGATATAGAGCCACAAAGACCAGACATAACAAGAGCAAACGCTCTACAGTTAGAAAGCGAGTTTTACGATCCAGAATCCTATATCATAACCAATCCACCTTGGGAAAGGCAGATACTACATGCCATGATAGATAGCTTCATGTCTATGTGTAAAACTTGGTTGTTGTTTGATGCGGATTGGATGCACACAAAGCAGTCAGCAGTCTTAATGACATATTGTGCAAAGGTAGTGAGTGTTGGTCGAGTGAAGTGGATCGAAGGTAGTAAGGGTGTAGGTAAAGATAATTGTTGTTGGTATCTGTTCGATCAAGAACACAAAGGCCCAACAGAGTTTTACGGAAGGATGATAGGGTATGATTAACGAGACAGACCTAGAGGCGTGGGAATACTATAATAGTGGAACCTTTAACGATTACCAAGCAGAGGCTATGAAAACAAAAGCCTACCCAGATGATAAGCGTATTATATATCCTGTAGGTTTACTCACAGAAGAAGCAGGTGAAGTTGCAGGTAAGTTAAATAAATATCATCGTGATGGTACTTGGGATCGTGATGCTATCATTAAGGAAATGGGAGATGTTATGTGGGCTTTAGCTGCACTCGCATCTGACCTAAATATTAAGTTAGAAGAGGTTGCAGATCGCAACATCAAGAAACTACGTGATCGACAAAAACGTAATACTATAGGTGGAAGTGGAGACAACAGGTGACAGAAGTTTTAACAGCCTTATCTATTCTGGCTATTCTAGTTTTAGGGTTTATATTTATAGCCGTAGGTGAGATAAAGAAATGACTGGCATGATTGGTGTAGAGACTGTAGAGGAACACGAAGATGGGAGTGCTACCTACCAGTTTCACCTTGATAATAATTGTGCCAAGTTGTTGCAAGAAGAGGGTTTGAAGCTAGTCCTGTACTGCGCAGCAGCAAAGCTAGACTTACAGGTAGTATATGACTTTATAGAGGATCACATCAAGAGAGATGAACTAACAGAATATAAATTTGGAGATGTAAATGAGTAAAAAAGAAACAGGAATGTCTTGGTATAGACGATTTATGAACTATATAAAGACATGGCGATTGCATCGTGAGACAATCAAGGAACTAAATAAACTAAGCGCAAAAGAACTTAGAGATATTGGCTTAAACAGAAACGACATAGACCGAATGGTTTGGTTAGACGCTGATATGAAAGTACGTGGAACAAAAGGAAAACAATAATGAACAACATGTTGCCAACACCCTATCAAGAATTTATTGCATTATCACGCTATGCACGATGGATGCCCGAAGAAGGTCGTCGTGAAAAGTGGTCAGAGACAGTGTCACGCTACATGGACAATGTAGTACGTCCTGTAGCAGGTGATGACACTTACATCAACAATATAGAAGAGGCTATTCTTAACCTAGAAGTTATGCCCTCTATGAGAGCTATGATGACTGCTGGCCCAGCTTTGGATCGTGATAATACCGCAGGGTACAACTGTTCATATTTACCTGTAGATGATCCTAAGAGCTTCGATGAAGCTATGTTTATTCTTCTCTGTGGTACTGGTGTTGGGTTTAGTGTAGAACGTCAGTATGTGCAGAAACTACCAGAGGTTCCAGAACACCTCTTTGAATCCGACACTACTATTGTAGTCAAAGACAGTAAAGAAGGTTGGGCGAAGGCTTATCGACAGTTGTTGGCACTGTTGTGGTCTGGAGAAATCCCTAAGTGGGATGTTTCTAAAGTTCGACCTGCTGGCGCACGATTGAAGACATTCGGTGGTCGTGCTAGTGGTCCTGCGCCTCTGGTAGATTTGTTTAACTTTACGATTGGTAAGTTTAAGGAAGCGAAGGGCCGTAAGCTATCCTCAATCGAGTGTCACGATCTTATGTGTAAGATTGGTGAGATTGTCGTTGTAGGTGGTGTTCGTCGTTCAGCTATGATTAGTTTATCCAATCTATCTGATGATCGTATGCGTCATGCTAAGTCTGGTGAGTGGTGGGATGATCCACAGAACAACATCAAGCGTTTTGGTTATCGTGCATTAGCTAATAATTCTGTAGCATACACAGAGAAACCAGATGCTGTATCATTCATGCGTGAATGGATGGCTCTAGTAGAGAGTGGGAGTGGAGAACGTGGTATATTCAACCGTCAAGCAAGTCAAAAGCAAGCTGCTAAAAGTGGTAGACGTGATCCAGAATACAACTTTGGGACGAATCCTTGCAGTGAGATCATCTTGCGAGAAAATCAGTTCTGTAATCTTACGGAAGTTGTGGTCAGGTCTACAGACACTGTGGAAGATTTGGAACGAAAAGTCCGTCTGGCAACAATTCTGGGAACAATACAATCTACGCTCACAAAATTTCCATACTTGCGAAAGGTGTGGCAGCGAAATACAGAAGAAGAACGACTGTTGGGTGTGTCACTCACAGGGATAATGGATAATAAACTACTTACGACAACAAATAGGGGTTTAGCTAAAACTCTAGAAAGGTTAAAAGATGTTGCGATTACTACAAACGATGAATGGAGCCAACGTCTTGGTATCCCTTGTGCTGCTGCTATCACTTGTGTCAAGCCTAGTGGCACTGTCTCCCAACTTGTTGACTCTGCTAGTGGGATACACGCTCGCCACAGCCCTTATTACATTCGTACAGTTAGAGGGGATAACAAAGACCCATTAACACAGTTTATGATTGATAAAGGTATCCCTAGTGAGCCTGATGTAGGTAAACCTGATCAAACAACAGTGTTTAGTTTCCCTGTTAAATCTCCAACAGGTGCTGTTGTAACATCTGATTTGAGTGCTATTGATCAACTTAACATGTGGTTAGCTTATCAACGTCACTGGTGCGAACACAAACCATCAGTTACAATCAACGTAAAAGCTAATGAGTGGCTTGAAGTAGGCTCATTTGTTTATGAACACTTCGATGAAATGTCTGGTGTATCCTTCTTGCCATACCATGATCACGTTTATCAACAGGCCCCTTATCAAGAGGTAGGAAAGTCAGACTACGAAAAACTTTCTTCTCTTATGCCAAAAGTTATCAACTGGTCTGAGTTAAGCGAGTATGAGAAAGAGGATACGACTGCGAGCAGTCAAACATTTGCTTGCTCTGGTGACGTGTGCGAAATCGTAGACATCGGAGCATAGGTCAAGTCCCTTCACCCTGCGTAAAAGTCTGTCGTATAGGTGACGATGGTTTTTGCGTAGGGTGTAAAAGAACCCTACTTGAAATTCGTGATTGGATGACTATGTCTGAATACGAACAGAAAAAACTCACATACGAGTTAAAATGGAGACAAGATGACATCCGCAGCAGTTAAATACAAGAAATCATTCTTTGAGGGCAACAAAGCAGAAGAAGAGTTTATCAAACTCAGAGGTGATAACTTCATCCGAAAAGCTGATCGTAGTGAAGACATGAAACAACATTGGGATGTGTTGGATAAAGAGTTTGGTAAGGTAGATATAAAAGCCCCCAAACGCAGAGAACGTGGGGGCGAGATAGATTACTCTATACATTGGTGGGAATTTAAGAATGTTCTAGGTAACCTTGGTTGGGGATCACCAAACGGAACAGATCGTTACATTGCTTTCAGGGTAAAGGATAAATTTATTCTTGTTGATCCAAGTGTTGTAAATCCAATATTAGAGACTAAATGCACTGAGTACTTTAGGGGTATGTGGGGGTTAAACACAAGAAGAGGTAGGAAAGATTTATTTGCTATGATTCCTGTAGACTTCCTACTAGAACATGCAGAACATGTAGTAGAAATATGATCTCACCTATGACAACAGAGGAACGCCGACGATCTATGGAACGTGATAACGTAAATAACCCGAAACACTACAATCAATCTGGAATAGAGTGCATTGATGCTATTCGTGCAGCAACAGGAGAAGGTTTTGAATACTACCTACAGGGGAATATACTAAAATACCTCTGGCGGTATAGGTATAAGAATAACCTAGAAGACCTACAAAAAGCTGAGTGGTATCTCAAAGAGTTAATAAAAGAAAAGGCCCCATAAGGGGCCTCTTTAGTTTCTACATCAGTTCAAAGTGTGGTGCATCTATGAAAGGTCTTCGACCTTGAGATCGTCGTAGGTCAACATATGCATTCATAGCATCTTCCATGTTGTTGCCATTCTCCCACCATGAGGCCATGTCCTCTATATGCCACGATGCTCCCCAGCGCAAATTATTCACGCCTAAGTCACATGCAGCTTGAGCCATAGCATCAGCGATCTCGTCATACAGATTAAGCTCCCAACGACCACCTGATCCAGCGACATAAGCCATGAGGTCTACAGCTTTTCCCTCTAGATGTTTAGATTTCATTGTCTGTGATGCACCTTTAGCAACAAGTGCTTCCTGTTCGGCCTTAGTTCGTAGACCACAGATCACAGAGAAATCCTGCTTGGACACTTCGATAGCTTTCTGAACTATTGCAACCAGTGTTTCATCAACACCTTCGAGTCGTTCTAGACTTCTTTTACCTAACTTGAAACCCATTTCATTTCTTCCTCTGAAAGATTGTAGAGAATATGTTCCCAATCCCTCTGCCGATGTCTGTTGGTGTGGGCAATAGCCACCCAAGCAAGAGCAAGAGCATAACCCAGATTGGTATATTCGTGTTTGTAATTTTGATTTCTTCGACCTTTTCCGTTTCGATTTCTTTCGTAATCGTCGTTGTGTTAATGTCTCTACCTGCGTCCTGATTGTCTTGTTGTCCAACCAACTGTTGGGTATTTTCTTTACCTGCAAGGACATTTGCATTTACGGAAGGGCCTCCTTTACTAGAAAAGGGATTTAATGCTGTAAGACCACAGCTAGAAAGAATACTACTTGTAATCAGGATCAACAGGAGTTTGCGCATAGGTCACCTGTGAAGTGGAAACAGTGCTTTTGGACTCTTTACCCATCCATATGCCGAAGCACCCTGTTAAAGCCCCCATACAGACGCTCACAAGGCCGCTTTGCTGTATTGTGGGGTCAGGTAAGGCCATGTACCAATGTACCGCCTGATACGTGAGTACAGTGACTGCCAGCATCATAAGTCTGGGTATAATCTTCCAATCATCAACTATTGTGTGAGCCATTAGCATAATACTCCGCTATTCGTTTGTTTGTTGTAATCAACACAATCTTGTTGTCGTCTGAAACGACTATCCACTTACCTTGACTATTCTCTATAAGTCTCAATGCAAAACAAACCAGAGTTTCTGTTCGTCACTAGAACTTCAGCTTCTGCTTTTTCTTTGTTGCACTCTTCTAATGACGAATAAGTGTTACCCACCTGATAGTAATCAAGCTGCCCATTCATAAGTTGAAACCAGATCAAGAACCACATTATCTTACCATGTACATTATGATACCTAGACCAACAAAGAAGGTGAGTAGTAACGCACCTGTAATACCCCAAGTAATGATAGCTTCCATCATCTCAGCCTTACGGTATTCCTGATCTCTTTTCTGTTTTCTTATCTTTGCCTCAATAGCCACTAGCTCATCCCATGCTGAAGGCCCCATCGTGAAAGATATATAATCCTTCAACTCTTTTCTCATGGCCTCTGCCTTACGCTTCGCAGCGAAAACTTCCAAACTTTCGGCCTCTATAGAGCCACCTAATGTCTTCCACCAAGGGGGGTTCTTTACCTGTTTCTCAGCTTGACCTAAGTCAGACATATGACCAGCCCACTTGGTTAGCTGACTACCCATATCCTGTAAGTCCTTGCCTACCGCAAAACCTTTCTTCAAGGCATTGAAAGCAACGGTAGCCCCTGAGATTATGGTAACTGGGTCCATTATTTATCTCGCAGTGCTTGCTCTATACTGTCGAGTTTCATAAAGATTGCCTTGATAGTTTCTTTCATCTCTTTCATTTCCCTGTCGTAGGAAACTTTAGAGGTTTCTAGTTGAGATTGTAGTACAGCTATCTGAGTATCGTGTTTTACACAACGATTAAACAAGTGCCACACTACAACCACTAAAGGAGCTACTAGCCACTGCATGACTAGATCAACCATCTCGTACATACCTTAAGTCCTCCTTAAGGCTTAGTAGGCCAGTCGGCTTCTTCTAGGTTAGGCCAATCTGCATGATCTGTAATATCACGAAGAGCCTGACGATAAGTTGTCATTGCCGCAGACATTGTAACGTCTGAAAGCGCAGTCCAATCTGTTTCAGCAAGCATTGCATCGCGTCTTGAGCGGTGCGCTGTAGCTTGGGCTTCATCAAGTTTTGTTTGATAAGCAGTTTCTTTTTCTGCTTTCGTTCCATCTGCATCGTCTGCAAACATGTCACGAGCAACGTAGTTTTCCACCCAGTTTCCGTTAGCATCTTGGACAACACCATTACGCACAGATGTTTGGTATGCTGTAGTGGTAGCGGCTGGTGCTGGAAACACAGGGTCTAAGTCTAGCGCATCTAGGGTTGCTGCTTTCCATACACGAGGCAAAGACATATTAGCAAAATCTCTGCGCCATTGTCCCTGCGTTTTGACTTCGCCTGTTGTTCTGTTTCTGTATTCTGACATAGTTGATTATCCTTTCGTCAGTTGATTATCTTGCGATTGCGTAAAATGCATACCCTTCGCTGTTTACATTCAAATCACTATTCACAACAAAGCCAGACGCAAGCGGCTCTACTAAATCCTGATTTGTGATTTCTGCTGCTGTAGAATTTAACCTTAGATAAGGGTCATTGTTTGCAGAAATATATGTGACTTTGTTGTTCCAGACACGCCAATCCCCTGAGCTTAACGATTTAATTATTAAAAACCTTACAGTGTTGTCAAAGCCGCAATCAATGTTCTGGGTAGAGTTTCCGTCACCAGTGTAACTCCCAACTTTAGATATGCCATCAAGTGATGCGAATAGGTAGGCTACATATTTGTTGCCTGAGCCGTTTACAGCACCATCACTGCCAAGTGAAAAAACTGAAGAGGTAGGTGCAGTCGTTGTAAATTGGTTTGAGTTTGTTCCAACAGCGGCGTCAGCATTTAACTGAAGATATTGCCCTGAACTAAGGTCTTTATGATAAACAGACCAATTATCTGTATTGTCTCTGCCCTTCACCCACATCATCTCAGGTGCAACACCAAGGTTGTGGTTTACTGTGCGCCCTGCTGTTCCGTTGCCTGTGTAAGCAACGACATCGAAAAAGTTAGGCGCTCTCGTAAATGAGTGCATTATGTAGGTTTCGCCTGACTGGTTTAGTGTATTTTCAAACCCAGTTGCGCGAACTCCATCCATTCTATCAAAATCAGTTGCAAGAGCAAATTCGGCTGCAGTTGATGTTGTTGTCAGCCCCTTGTCTGTTAAGCGTGAAGATACGTTCGGATAGTTATAAGTAGCACTTGAGCGGCAAAACTGAAGTATCATGTCGGATACGCCATCGCCTATTGAAAAATTTCTAGTGCTTGCTCCGTTACCAGTATAGCCAAGCAAATCATAGACGTTATCTACATCTTCAGGCACAGCCATAGGGCCACGTCGAATGGCTATGTAGATAAAATCACCAGTTCCATCATAAGAAAGACTTTCATGGTCAAAACCAGTGGCTGTAGGTTTTATAAAAAAGTCATCAGGAGTAACTTCTGCGGCCTGACTATTAGCCGCAAGGCCATATACTTTTGTTCCTACTGACATGCCCCTCGTTACATCACAAATTATCCAATTTTTTCGTGACGCTCTTGAGCCAAAAACTGTATTCTGACTGTCAGTATCTGACCGCCTAATTAAAACCCACTGTGGCTCAAAGCCTAAATTGACTGACCCATCATTATTGTCGGTAAATCCGCCGCATTTAATAATATCTTGGTCAGCATCAGGGCCAAACTCACCGTCACCATCATTGTGCGCCCACAAATAGGCAACATAGGTTCTACCAGAACCATTTACTTCGTTACTTGACCCTAAAGTAAACTCTGTCGAAGTTGGCGCAACATCATCCCAAATAGTGTTATCGTCACTAGTTGCATCTTGTGTATTTAAGCGCAAATGGTCTGTTTCAGGCGCTGATGTGTTCCCTCTGTGGTAAACATTCCAATCTGTATCATTACTGGTGCATTTAATTATAATACATCCAACTTCACAACCAAGATTATGGCTAACGGTTCTACCCGCTACTCCGTTCCCAGTATAAGTCACCACATCAAAGAACTTAGGGGCTTTGCGGAATGTCCAAGAGGCGAAATCATCATTTAAATTATTAACATTTCCTCCGCTTCCGTCTGAGGAGTCCAAAGTGAAACCATCGCTGTTAAAAGTATTAATAGAATAAAAACCTGAACCTGCATTAGAATCTGTTGCGTTTGGCTTCAGAGAATTATCAGCACCCCTAACTGTATCAACAACAACATGGTCTAATGAGCCATTACTTCTAGACTTAATCCACGTCATCCCCCCTTCACCAGAAAGGTCTATGTTGTTAGTTATGGTTTGTGGATACCCGCTTCCTACATACAAATAAGTGCTGAACACTTCTTCTACGTTCAGGCCAGCACCACCTGCACTACCTGCAGCAGCTTGTAAGAGTTTCTTCGAGTTAGGCATATTCTATTCCTTATTAACCAAGTGCTTGACCAGCAGTGAAGCCATAGTATGTAGTACCACCATCGTGAGTAATAAAGATGAAGTAATCTACAGCACTTGCAGTTGCAGTTAGAGTCGGGGCAGTAGCTGAAGGCCAATCTACAGAAGAGGGCCAAGTTACTGTATAACCAGAGGCAGAGCTATCCTGTACTATTTTCAAGCTGAACATGGATACCTTACCAGAGGAAGCAGGGTTACTAAATGTAAATGTAGTATTCTCAGTTAGGGTATGACTGAAGTTTGTACCATCACGTAAGTTTACAGTGGTAGCATTAGAGCTAGAGGTTACTGCATTGTATTCTTCAGAAATACCATTATCAAAAGTGACAACACCGTTAGAGTCAGCAGTTACAGCTTTAGATGCTTCTGTTGTACCTAGTGTGGTAATATCAAGATAGTTAATCTCTGCTGTGGTTACAGTAGCCCCATCTAGGAGATTAATCTCTGCTGTGGTTACAGTAGCACCATCTAGAATGTTTAACTCTGCTGCAGTAGCAGTAATACCTAAGTCTGTTAAGGTGGTTGCTCCACCAAGCTCTACCCAATTTGTATTGTCGCTTGAGGGATCGGTAGTTTCACCTGAATGCGTTGTTATAGCACGATAACTCAAGTAAGTTATAGGGGAATAGACAACAGTTCCTACTGAATAAGAAGAACCAGAAGACCAAGCACCTGAAGCAATAGAACCTGCAGAGTTAGCAGCAGCAGTAGCACTATTAGCAGCGGCAGTGGCACTAGCTGATGATTTAGCGGCATGGTGAAGAGCAGAAAACCCACTACCATCTACCGTACTGTCTTCAGCTTTTGTGGCCCATTCTTTAGCAGCACCTGCGCTTGATGTATCCGTAACGCCTGTACCCCCAACAGCCCAAGCCTTAGAAGAATAATCAGTACTCTCTACAATACCGTCTGTCTTGACTGCCCAGTTTTGAGCATTAGTTTCAGATGTAGCAGCATTAGTAGCTGAAGTTTCCGCATCAGCAGCAGACGTATTTTCCATGTAGTCTGCTAAAGCGTTTGTCTCAGTCCTAAACGTAGCTAATGCAGCGAGAAAAGCATCAGCCTCTGTTGCAAATGTTGATGGCCTTGCTCGACTAGGCGCAGTTGGTAAGGCCGTTATTGGGGGGTATGCCATATTATGTCAATCCTTCTACTTCGATAGCAGCAAATGAGTAAGCTGGTCCTTCTAGTGTAATATCAAACCTTCGATAGAAACCATACACAATAGCTGCGAGAGCTTCATTCTCAGAACCGATATAGACAATAGGGGTAGCTCTGAAACTCGCAAGTGTGTTCTGCACAGTTCTAGCTTTTTCTGTCTCAAGCCTTACATCGTAATCTACTAACTTAGCAAAGGCCCTTTCTGTGATGATAAAGTTACCGAAGTCATCAGTCTCTTTACGTGAGTAGTCTTCGATACCTATTGAGGTTCCGTAAGTTGTTAAACCAAAGTTGGATAGGAACCCAAATACAATTTGTCCCACTTTGGCATTTTCTCCACTGTCAGCAGTGATAGTAACCTCTAGAGATGAATCAAGGTATGGGGGTATGCCTGTAAATAGGGCCTCTGTTTTAACACCTTGTTCGGCAAAGAAGTAAGTAAACCAATCTACAATGTCACTGTTGTCCAACAGGGAGAAATCTTCATTGTATACTTCACCGTCACCCTCTACAGTGATGTCATTACCCATACTGATACCATGAGCTACACAATAATACTGTAGATCATCAGGAGCATCATTAGGGACTACGAAGGTGGTTACACTATCTGTACCTAACGTACCTGTTGTAGTTACACCGTCAGTCCAAGCTGTACCATCTGTTTCTCTGATAGCGATTTGATGACCTACGTTAGAAGAGTCACTCTGATTAAAGATGTAAGTGTTACCCCGACGAAACGTTACTGCAGGTCTAGAGTCAGAACCAAAGACAAAGACGTTACCTGTGGTTACACCATCATACTGAGTACCACTTGCAACAGTTACTGCATAGGTAGTATCTTCAAGGTCAGCATCAGTGACTGTTACATTAACGGAGTTACCACTAAGTCCAAAAAATGACATTGCGGTTACATTAGAGTTAGCATCATTAAACTTATACTGAATATTATTTAAGTTACTAACTTGGTCTGCAATCTTCTGATCAAAGGCTTTCCAACGATTAGTAGCACTAAGTTCCAGCCAATTAGTCCCATCATCTGTTGTAGGATTGTTGTTAAGGTTACTACCTACAAGACTTTCATACACCTTGTGTGTAGTACCAATGACAATAACCTTGTCACCATCTGCGTAGGTAGTAGAAGAACTCCACTCGCTGTAATCATCTTCAGTGACATTAGAGCTTGTAAGGATACTGTTAGTAACTGTAACTGGCTTGATAATATCCATTACGTTCTCTCCGCAGGTAGTCCTTCAGTATCCCACTGACGGTACAGGTCGTATGTACGTTTGGTATACTTATTGTTGTTAATACCTAGTTGTCTCTGCTCGTTACGAAGTTCGGCAATCTCTTGTCTCATACCTTTAACTGCTTCTACAAGGTCAGGGTTCTGTAGCATCTTACGAGTATCATTGTTACTCATAATACGTGAAGGGCCTGTCATCTCAAGTTCTGGGCCACGTTCCCCAACCATACGAAGACCACCAGCGAAATAACCACCCAGAGCAAACTCTTTAGCTCTTGTGGCATTATCCATGTTAACGCCAAGGTTACCTGCGTTAGAGATCGCTTGCTGGATTTCTGCACCAGTTTTACCTGAAGTCTTAACACCCAACTGATTAGCTACTTCTAGAAGTTGTTCTGCACCTCTAATTTGTACCTGTTGGAACTTAGCTTGGTCAGAGGCACGTATAGCAACACCAGACTGACCTATTTGCTCAAGTATCTTCTGCCCTGCAGTATTAGCTTGAATTACTCCAGCCATGCTTTTGTCTGTACCTGCTCCTGCACCGACTCCTGCAGCCGCATCTTTAGCAGCCTGTTGTGCAGATAGGGCAGCTTGGATAGCAACACCTAAATCAGCTATAGCCGCTTCAACAGATTTAACAGAGGTATCTACCCCTTTCATTACATTTATCTGTTGTTGTGCGCTGTTTAGTTGCTCATCCAGTTTAGACAACTGCTCTTGGTGACGAGTTTCAGCAGCATCCGCTTGGTCTTGTAGTTCTAGAAGTGTTTTTTCGTCAGTACCTAGCTGGTTTTTCGCTGTATTCTCAAGGTCACGAACAAGGTTACTCTGGTCTGCAAAGTCACGTTGGTAGTCAGTAAAGTTAGTGTACAAGTCTTCAGAAGGATCAGAGATAGCTTTAAGAGCCTTGTCTAGCTTCTTCTGGTCAGTAATGCGAGAAGCACCACGTAAGCCTTGTAGATACTCTAGACCTGCTTCTCTGGTCATGCCTATACGAGCAGATGTAGCACCCTCTAGTAGACCAAGGACAGAACGACTTACACTGACATTCTCGTTAGCTTCATCTATCTTAATCTGGATGTTCTCCATAAGATCGTTGAATGCACGAGTGATTACATCCTTACGAGCTTGGATAGAGCGTTGTACTGTAGCAAAGGCTACGTCTACGGCTACTGCAGCTTGTTGTGCAGCTATTTGAGCATCTTCAATAGCATGTATCTGAGCTAGAATACCTTGATTAAGCTCATGTGTTGAAGACACTTCAAGTTGACGTTGACGAGCCAGTAGAGCAGTGGCATCACCCTGTAACTGTAGTAAGCGTGTCTCTAGTTCATATCTTTGTTGAGCAACAGCTAGAAGATCATTCATAGTCTCAAAGTGACCAGAAAGAGATGCAAAAGCATCGCCCATCTTAGTGATCTCTTCGTTGACCTTTTGTAGTTGCTCTTCTTCTGACAGCCCTTTTAGTGATACTTTGAACTGGTAGGTAAAGTGTTCAAATGCTTCAGCACCGATCCCTAGAGTACCCGCAGCATCAACAATGCTCTCCTGCATCTTATTAATGGCACTAATGATGGGGTCTGCAACTTCTGCATCAGCGGCAGTAAAGGTGGTCTTTTTGCTACCCTTCAGTAAGCCAAACAAGCGACTAGTTTGTGTAAGCTGGAAAGTCTCAATAGCTACATCAAAGCCTTTAACAGTAGCTCTTAGTCCACTGTCGAGTAGTTTGGTTTTCTTGGTTAGTAGTCCTACAACAGCAGCAACAGCAATTAAAGCTGGAGCAGCAGCACCTAAAGTGGACATAAATGTCCCTGAACCAATACTAGAACCTAGACTACCTAGTGCTTGGAACGAACCACCAAGACCAATACCACCTGCACCAAAGACTGAACCAAAACCAGTTCCGAAAGCCTTTGCACCAGTTGCTAGGGTAGCAGCAAATGTGCCAGCTTGTGCGCCACCTGCTGCATACTGACCCATAGCCGTACCTGCAGCAGCACTACCAGCACTAGCCATAACACCAGTAGTAATAGGAATTAAGATACGGTTACGGACTGCCTGTGCAGCTAGGTCAGCCAGTAGCCTTATGAACATATCCTTGATAGATTTTACGAAGCCCTTGAAGTCATCAAGACCTCTAGACAACCAATCTGAGAACGCTTGTTCTACATCACCAATGATCTTTATACTGCTTCCAAGACCTTCATTTAATTGATCTACTGCGTGATTATATTCTTCTTGTTCTAGTCTACCCTTAGCAAGCAGTTTATTAAGTAGTTCTAACTCTTCATTATACTCTCTAAATGGATCAGCAGCATCTTTAATGTCTTTTATCTTTTTTTCTAGCTTTTCAGCAGCCTTTTCCGCATCAGCCATAGCTTTCTTAGATGCTTTAGCAGCTTCCTCTAGTGCCTTTTCTTCAGCTAATGCTGCTGAAGTCTTCTTAAGAGTTTCTACACTTTCGTTGTACTCTTTTGTAGCTGCAATGACACCATCAGGTCCAGTAGCCGCTTCTTTAGCTTCTTCAAATGCTTTCTTAAGATCAAATTCTTGCCCAGCTATACTAGCTGCGTTAGCTGCATCAACACCTTCCTTAAGAGCTTTAACCCTAGCTTGTGCTTTAACGAATGCTTTATCAATGTTGTCACCAACAGTAACAAGAGCATCCATAGCTTTAGCAGCTTCTTTCAGAGCATCTTCTAATTCTTTAGCTTCATCTTTAGCATCGCTTGTTGCATTAGCTACACGAGCAGCTTCAACAGCTAAGTCTTTGGCATGTTGTGCAGCATCTTGTAGTGCGTCAGCTTCTTCTTCCGTTTTAGCTTTAGCCAAGACAGCTTGATAAGCTCTATCACCAGCAAGTTGAACTGCTAGTTTATCGGCTGTAAGGTTGTCTCCTTTAGCCCTCAGCAGTTTTATTTCATTCTCTAATAACTTGAACTCACCTTTAGCTATAGCGTCTAGAGCTTGATCCTGTAGCTTTGTAATCTCTAGATTGTCTTCTTTAGCTTTTCGAACATCTTGGAATGTTCTTAGAGACTTAACTAATTGTAGGTACTCATTACTTGTGAGTTTGATACCTGCTGCCTTAGCTGCATTGATAAGCTCTAGTTCTTCTCTGGCCCTACGTGTCGCCTCTTTAGCACCCAGTTCACCGTTCATCTGAGCATCAGCAAGTTTAGTGTATTTAGTAGTTAGCTTATCAATAGCTGCAGCACGTTTTTCAGCAGCTTCTTGAGCAGCCTGACCTTGATCTAGGTTAAATAGTTGTATCTGAAGGTCTAAATACTTTTGAGTTGCTGCAGTCGTTAAGTTAAGAGCTTTAGCTTCTTGTGCAGCCCTTTCTCTTACGTACTCTATACTGTCTTCACCAAAGTCTAATGCTTTTTGTGCTAGAGCTACTTCTTGCTCTAAATTCAGTATTGTTAATCGGCTTTGTCTTCTACGCTCAATATACGCATCTAAACCATTCTTTAGTATTTCATCTAAATCAGCTTGACTCTCTTTAGCTTTTTCTATTGCCGCTGCACTACCATCTATTTGAGCTTGTAGTTCAGCACCAGTTTCAGCAGCCTGTTGTAGGTTTAGGATGAATTGAAGACCTTCTTTAGTCAATTCACTTTGAGAGAATAGTGTTTTCTGAATTACCTCTTCAACAGATTCAATTGCTGATTCGTAATCACCTACTGCAAACTGTTCTCTGACATCTTGTAATGGTCCTGTAATACCCTTAGCAGTTCCTTTATTGAAACCTAAGTCCATAAGGTTTTTCATTACGTCAAATTCAGCAACACCTGTTTGTCTGGGATCAAGTATAGCAAAGAATTGATCAAAGAATGATCTCTGTGTACTGAAATCTGCTGTCAGTTTATTTACAGCTTCAGATAGGTCTAGTGTAGCAAGTTTTTCACTAAACTCAGTCGTTAAACCTATCAGAGTTCTCATTTCCTCTGACAAATCCCCAAACTTACTAAACAGTTCTTCATCAGCTACATTGTCAAGAGAACTTCTCAAACCATCAAGAGCAGATTCTGCATCGCTAAGAGCATCAGCAAATGTTTCAGCTTCACCTCTTGAACTTAAGAAAGCAGCACCTAGAAGACCTATAATAGGAATAGCAATACCAAGTGCTGAAGACAGTGCGATAGCTCTTCCTGTTGTTATACCTATTCTATCTGCTACTAATGGTAAGATACCAGCTAACTGTGATGCCTGTTGAGAGAATGCAACAAACGGATTAGTGCCACCTTGAACCTGAACTATAAAGTCAGAAACCTGATAACCAGCCTGTTGAGTAGCGACACCTAGTCTGTTAGCACCTTTAGTTGCAGCCATTTGAGAAGCACCCATCTCGACCATAGCCGCACGATATCGTTTCATCTCTTTAGCTGCCTCTTGGACAGACATTTTTTCTTGATCTACTGCAGTACGAAGCAGTTTCTTGTACTGAAGTAACTTCTGTTGAGCATTGAATGTTAAGTCGTACTGACCCTTCATCTTAGCGAGGGCAGCGTTATTCTTTTGTATAGCTAGTTCGTCTTTTAGTATCTGTTTCTCAAAGACTTGAGCCGAAGCACTAGCTGACTTAATCTCTTTATTGACATTCAATAAGTTGTTATACATGCGTTGAGCAGTATCAGTGAACTTCTTATTGTGTGTCGATGCTCTAACTAACTGTTTCTCTTGGCGTTCTAGAGTTTGAACGAAGATAGAAGCACTTCTTTCAGCACTTTTTACACTTTCACCTAGTGCATTTATCTCCTTGGTAGCTGAGGTAACTTTACCAGTTCTTACCTCAATACCAATTTCTACTAGATCAGCCATTATCTTCGCCTGTAACTCTTATCCATAGATTGTCTAAAGATTTAACTACGGATATCTCCCAAGGATTCAGTTTGATATCGTTCAGGTAACACCATCCCATAATAATGTCATATGAGATAGGATTAGGGCCACTCATCCCGTAAGTTCTACCATCGTGTAACTCAAGGAAGGTGGCCCAAATATGTGCAGCAGCGTCAGGGAATACAGTGTCATTGAATTTTGGATCAAGTTCTTCAACTGTTTTCCCTAGCTGTTTTGCTACAAGTTCTAAGTGTTCTCTTTCGGATGCGTCTGAGCCTTTAACCTTACGGCTTAATCTGAACGATTGTTCAGCATAAGTTTCTAGCTCTGATTGGACTTGTCCAAAAAAGATTGAGTGTCCCCAAGAGCAGCATCAACTTGCTCACGTACCCAAGGTAGTTGTTCAAACACTTCACGTACCATTTTCTCAGTACACTCAGGTTTCTCGCCACCTAAAGTAATATCCCAATCTGCAACGCATTTAACCAGTAGATCAAACGCAGATGCTTCAATCTCTTCAGCACTTAGGTTCAACTTACCACCAGTACGTTGAGCTTTCATCAAGCGGCGGTTCTGTTGGTTGTGCGAGATTGCTTTATACTTAGAAGAGTAAGGTCCGTATACTGTAACAGACATTTCACTTCCGTCTTCATTCATAAGGATTTCTGAATTAACTGGGTTATACAGGATAACCTCAGTAGTCTCTTTCATCTTACCAATATTCATCAAGTCCATTTCGAGTTTCCTTTTCGAGTTGACAGTCGGGTTATTTAAATGAGGGGAGCAGCACCCGACAACCACTCCCCTCGCCCTAGCTAGGGATTACTTACGCACCTGACTTAAGAACTTTCAGGATTGTGTTTGTGTCTGTTGTAGAGGACGACAAGTCTGATGTGTCACGAAGAGCAACAAAAGACATGTTCACGATACGTGAAGTTGGTCCGTCAACACCCACATCCGCAGAGTTAACTTTGATACGTGGGAATAAGAATGTTAGTGTGTTTGTACCATCACCAACTGACACCTCTAGTGAAGACTCAGTCTCGTTCAAGAAGCGGTTAAGTAGTGTATCATCTTCGAAGTATGCAGATACTGTTCCTTCTACGTTGATCATACCGAACTCTAGTGCAGACGCTGTACTTTCACCGATAACCAATGTTGGAGCAAAGTTGTTGGTGATAGTAAAGTCAACAGCAGTGATCAATGTTAAAGCTGAACCTAGAGAACCTACGTTACCTAGCTTGATGTCACCTGAGTAAGCATCAAAAGGTGCTTCACCTGCAGAAGCGTCTTGTGTCTTCTGTGTAGCAGATACTGACATGTCTTTACCCACAATACCGAAGGTTGTTGAAACCATCTGGTTTGGAGCCATAGAGACTGACATTGTGTTAACAGTACAACCACTGAACAAACGAGCTTGGTCGATGTCTGCAGCATAGTCTTCTAGTGAGAAGAACTGTGGTGTTGTACCTGCGATAGCTGCGTTAGTAACAGTTGTAGAACCGTCACCTGCAGTAAAGCCTGTATCAAAATCATTGTCTGACATTAGAGCAGCTTGTGTAAGTAGATCAAACTCAGCATGACGAAGGTCAGCTACGATGTCTCCACCTACAACTCTGTTACCATGACGGTCAACTCGTGGCTGACGGTCTGATTGAATGTCTGTACCAGCAACACGATCTTTCGATAGGTTTAAAGAGTGTGTGGTAAAAGGTAAGTTTTGGAAGTTCCCTGCTGGCGTTGTGCCAAAAGTGCTTTCAGCTAGGAAAGACAGTGTGGAACGTGAACCCTGTGCGAAGGCCATTTATTTTCTCCTAATCATAGATGTACCAGCCAATGTTGACTGGGATGAAATACCAAGGGGAGTCTATTCTACCTTCCCCCCTTTCAGCATAATCTATACGGACTATCTTACCATTAAAGGTGATGTTCGATGTAGCCTCAAAATCTTCTATTATGCTGTTGGCTAAGTTGTCACCATACAAAGGGCCGTTACCCTCTGCGACGAAACAATCAACTCTAAATATTCCAAGATAGAGTTGCTGTGGATTGCTACCTCTTACGGCAGGTCGGCGTGAAGTTGGTGTAAAGGTTGGCCTAACCCAAGAGGTTCCTGTTGTCGGATCATAATTTATGTTTTCGTAGGCAATATCTGGGATGCCTGATACTTGAGATAGCTTATACTCTAAGCCTCGTCTAATATCTTGGTAGATGGTACTCATCCGAATTGCCTTCTAGTTTTTGTATATACGAGATGTCCTCTAGAGTTACCGTTGCCATCTTCAACGTATCTAGCATGAGGACTGTCGTTTCTGAGAGTAACTTTTACTAGCTTATCAAACTCTATAGCATTTATATCTGATAAGAGATTGGCTAAACCTTTTGATTGATACTCTTCTCTATTTTGCTTACGAGGCTTGTTTCTTGATGTCTTTCCTCTAGCACGAGAATTTGAGTTATTAGCTACCATACTGTGCGAGGTAACATATGCACCAGTATCTACAGGGGAAATAGAAGTAACAAAATTAGCTATATCTGTCAGTCTATCACGAACTGCATCCTCTGCAACACCTTTAAGCCTGAATGTAACCTGTCTAAATATCTCTGCGTTCTTGAGTTCGTTTGCCATTATTCACTCACATCACAAATATAACAGAGGGCCTGACCACCAGAATACATTGTTAGAACATTTGTTATAACGACTTTGTTTCCGTTACCTAGGATTTCATCGTCAGTATCTGGAACAACGGCTAATCCTAAAGCACCTATAACACACTTACGCCCACCTCTTGCAAAGTTCTCAGGATCAACGACACCCAGATTGTATGTGTAGAAATACCCTACGACAGAATAATCATCTGTTGTTGTACCAGAGGTCAAACTGGTTTGAGGGTTGTAAGCACCATAGGTTTTCTTACGAAGCGTAAGGTCTTCTCCATGCTCTTCTACGAGCTTAAGGAGATCATAAGCTCTGAAAGCCATTAGTCAAAATCCGAAATGTATTGCTCATCTGATGGTGGATTGTCAAACTGACCTTTACTAAAGGCAGGATCAGGACGATCTGTAAGTTGTCTGTTAGCTTTGATAACTGCGTTAGAGATACCACCAGCACGAAGACTTGCAGATGTCATGGAATACTTTTGACCTTGCTCACGAAGGTCTGCAGAAAGGGCCTTATACTGTTTAGCGAGATCGCTATAGTTGGCTGATAAGGCCCCGTCCAATGATGTAGTAACTTTACGAGCAAATTGTGCGGCAATCGTTCCTGCTGCCCAAGCTCCAGCGAAATAGACGTTGTCGTTAGCTTCTGACAATGCGAAAGTAACCTCTTCATTTTTGATCAACTGATCATTTGTGTCAGTATCACCTATTAGAAGTCGAACAACATTCAGACGACCAGAAGCCGTAGTTGTTGTAAGGTCACTTTCGTCATATGTCCAAGCCATTAGTCAGCCTCTATCTCACCGTAGTTGGCTCTCCAAGAACGGATAAGCCCACACTGTTTTGCATGAATAGTTGAACGCTTACATTTCTTGCGATCAAACTCTTCTTTCGTATTAGTCTTTTCCTTAACCTTGTCGTTGATAGTTTCTACTAGGATGTGCAGTTCTGCAACTGACATATCTTCTAAACCGTCACCGACTTTAGGTTTCGTAGACTCTTCCAGTGCTTCATTGTGATGCAAGTGATGTTCATTGTACAACCGTTCAATGTTCTTCATAGGTAGACCTCGCTCCTTCCAAGGAACAAGATCACCTTTTGCATAACGCTTACCGTTCATAAGCAAACCTTGAGGGGTTCTAACGAACACTGGCTTGTCGTATTGGAAAGGTGGTCGGGTCATTTACCTACTCCTTATGACAAGATTGTGTTGAAGAATACACCTAGATCAGCACCTACAACCTTTTGGTCATAAGCCATGTTTGCTTCTAGAAGTTCTGCAACACCTTCAACACGTAGGAAGTCACCAGTATATGAGCGAATGTCAATACCGTAACCAGATGCGTTATCTAGTTCATTCCATGTGAAGTTGTAACCTGCTGATGGAACCATCAAGCCAGCGGAAGTTGGAGCATAGTACAACGCAGCTTTCTTAGTTGCTACGAAGTCTAGAGCTTCTGTCAAACCTTCAGCGGCAGTGTTCTCAATCGCATCAACGATGTAGTACTCTGCAACCTCAAAGATTTCCGCTAGTTTAGCTTGTGTTACCAAAGCAGTGTTAGTAACTGTTGCGCCACCGTTGATACGTGCTAGAACGTCTGGGTGGTTGACAAGTGTATCGTGAACGTCACGAGTTACAACCATTTTGTTTGGCTTGAAGCCACCAGATGCTTTCTGCATCGCACGACGAGCGTTAGTTACGTCTACGATTGGTGTTGAGTTTGTGTAATCGTCCCACTGTGTAACCTCTGAAGCAAGGTTATTGTCAGCATTTGCAACACCATCATACTCTGTTGTCCAGATGTTTGTGGCGAAGAATGTTGACATCCAACGGCTTTCACGATCAATCAATAGATTGTGTGTTAGCATTTCTGATGCACCACGACGAATGTCTAGTGCTGTGTCAGCGTTGGCTAGTGTCTCGAAGTCAAAGTCTGTTGACAATGAACGAACTTCTGCAGTGTATGTCTGTGTTGAGAGTGACATACCGACACGTTGTGAGCGTGTGCGTGGCGCACGAGGCTGCACTTCGTTGCGGAAGAAGTCTGCACGATTGTATTCGTAGAACTTGTTAGTCTTTTTATCGACTGCTACGTTTGGGAAGACCTTATCAGCAATAAAGTTGTTTTGGTCTTGTAGGTACGCAATGGTCAGATTTGTTAATGGCTGATCAATATGTACCTGTGATGCGGTTAACATAGGCATTGTTGTTATTCCTTCTTATCTACAGATTACGATTGATCAGAAGAGTTGCCGCCTTGGATCAATTCGATAGCGAATACTTGACCGTCTGCAGCGTCTTCTAGAGCATAACCCATTGTGATTGCTGTTGCAGATGAAGATGTAGTAAGTTCTACAGCATCACCTGATGTATCTGTTACAA